CTCCTCGGCCTCAATTGGCACCGGGGTCAGTGCTGTCACCTGCTGGCTGGCATCGAGCCGGATTACTTTGCCAAAGGTGTTCTGGGTGACAAGCCCACCGCCGAGATCATAAAGCTGGGGCGTATCGCCGGGGCGATGTTCAAGGGCGGTATAGGTCTGCATGAGCGGGGTCCTTAGCTGAGACGGATTTCCACAAGCGGGATTGAGGTGATGGATCCGAGGCGTTCGATATCGAGGGTGACGTCCATCAGATCGCTGTCGAAGCGGACGGGCACGTCGAACTGGTAGCCTGCAGTGATGGTCACGCCGGAATCCGGAGCGACCTCAAAGGTGACGATCCCGGTGACGGGGTCGCTCGACCAGCCGTTGAACTGCTCGGCACCGCTCAGCGCGACGCGGATTGTTCCGGCGACCGGCTTCTCGATGCGCCGCTGATAGACATGCGGCACCGTGCCGTAGGCTTTGGTCAGCGCGAAGGTCGTGGTGGTGCCGTCACCGATCCCGATGGGCTGATCCATCTCGGAGATGCGCTGCGAGGGGGCGCAGGATTTGTAATCGGCCCAATCCTTGAACCGGAAGCCATAAAGCCGCCCGAGGCGTGCCTCGAAGAAGGCAACCACCGCGTGCAGATCATCAGCACGCCGAACGCCGTAGGAAACGTCGTAGCGACGCCGGGACGCGGACCAAGAGGCGTTGCGCTCCTCGCGGCCTGAGGCCAGCTCCACGATCTGGGTGCGCCGCTGTGGACCGCCGCGCGCCCCGCGGCTGATGTTGTCGGGAAACTGGACCTCGTGAAACGCCATCACATGCCCCTCCGGCCCATGGAGACTGCGCGCGCCATATCGGCCGCGACCTGCGTGCGCGATTGGCGGAAGCTCTCTGCGTCCCGCGTCATGATGTTGACCGTGACCGCGCCGCCACCATTGCCACCGCCACCACCATTGCCGTCGCCATAAGCGCGGGACTCTTTGCGCGACAGCACGCGCTCACCGCGCTGCAGGATGGCTGGCACCTCGTCGGATTTGAGGCCAGCCCAGCCGCCGTTGTGCAGGCGCGGTGCGTTGGCAAAGGCCATGGCCGGAACCATCCGCGATGGCGCAGGACCGCCCACGATACCGCCCTGATGGAAAACGCCCGCAAACATGCCGCCAAGATTGCCCAGAGTGCCTGAAAGCGCGTTGGCGATGGGCCCGAGGATGAATTTGCGCGCGCCCAGCTTGGCAAGGTCCGCGATCATCGAGGTGACCAGGCCTTTGAAGTCCAGCTTGCCGGTCTTGACGAAATTGCCGATCGCGTCTTCCGCGCTTTTGAACGCGCCGACCAGAACGTTGCCCACGTCCGCACCCACATCGCGCGCTTTGTCGACATATTCACTGACGGCATTTACCACCGCCTGCCACCCGGTCGCTGCTGCTTCTGCACCCTTGGCTGCGTCTGCGCCTGCCTTTTTTGCCGCCCCGCCAGCGCGTCCAGCCTGCTCTTCGGTTTCCTCCAATGCGTCGTTGAACCGATCCGCCGAGGTCGCAGCACTTTCGAGCGCCGCCGTGCCTTCATCGCCCGCGCCGGAAACCGCATCTTTCAGCGCCTGCCATGCGGTCATGGGGCGCGAGGCTGCATCCGAGAGCATGCCTGCTGCCTCGGAATACCCAGATGCCCGGCTGCGCGCGTCGTCTGCCATGCCACCGAAGAGATCAGGTGCTTGGAATGGATTGTTAGAGAACGCGCTGTCGTAGGCCGCCCGCGCGCGGTCCCCAAGGTTGACGGCCTCGGGAACAACCGATTGCCACGCTGAAAGATCAGGCGCAGTGATGGCCCAATCGGGACGCCGACCGCCAAGGGTCAGCACGGTGTTGATCGCCTCCGTGATGCCCGCAATCCCGGTCTCCATCACGTCAACGAGGCCATTGATCGCAAGCGCGCCGACGCGATCAAACACATCTGGCAGCGCGCCCCAGATTGCCTGCACCGCAAGGAATGTGCCCTCAAAGGTGTTCACCGTGCTGTTTGCCCAGCCGACCACCGCCTCAGTGGCCGCTTGCAGCCCGTCATAAATACCAGCCTGCGCCGTGGCCCAGCCGGATTCCACACGCGCCCAGGTGGCATCCGCGCTGAGCGACACCCGGTCCCAGGCCTCGACCGCCACGTCTTTCAGCAGGTCCATCGCGTTGCCAAAGCCACCCGCACCAGCGACAAGGCGGGTGAACTGATAGACCAGCTCGCCCGCGCCGACGATCAGCGCGCCAATGCCGGTCCGGATGAGTGCGGCCCGCAGGAAAACCAGACCGGTCACCAACCCACTGACCGAGAAGGTCGCGGCCACAAGCCCTGCCACCCATCGGCCCGCCATAACGCCTGCAAAGGTCACAGCGTAGGTGGTCAACCGCCCGATGTTCTCAAACAGGCCCTTGATGGCCACCCCAAGTGGGCCGCTGGTGCGGGCCATCGTTGCCAGAGCATCTGCCACCGCCTCAAGCGCAGGAGCGGCTGCGACCGCCAGCTGGTTCGAGACGCCGCGCCAGATCAGACCCAGCCGTGAGATTGCATCATTGCTGCGCTCGATCTGGTCGGCGTCCTGCTCGGAGACGACGATGCCAAAATCATTCACATCAGCGGTGGCCTGACGCAGCGTGGCGGTATCGATGCGCGTGAACACGAGGGCGGCGCGGTCGCCAAAGAGCTGTGAGGCGACAGCGGCACGCTCGGCCTCCGGCACGAATTCTGCCAGCCGGTCCTGAATCAATGCGATGCGCTGATCGAGCGGCAGGCTTTGCAGCGCGCTGACAGACAAACCAAGGCGGTCAAGCGCATCGACGGCAGGGCCTGCACCGGCGGCTGCCTGGCTCAGACGCCGTGTCAGCTGCACCGTGGCCTGCTCGACATTGCCCATGGAGACGCCCGAGAGATCAGCGGCACGCTCAAGCACCTGCAGGCTTTCCACGGTTGTATCCAGCGACTGCGCCAGCTTGGCTGTCTGGTCGATGGTTTGCAGCCCCGAGCGGATCATGGCAGCACCTGCAAGAACCACAGCCGCACCAGCCGCCGCTGCCGCGATCTTGGCCCGGCGGGTGAAAGCCGCGAGGCGTGCATTTGCAATATCGACCTCGCGCGACAGCCGACCGAGGCCACGGGCACCGGCGTCGCCAATGCCGGTCAGCTCGGCCTTGACCTGGCGTCCGCCCACGGCCGCGAGACGCACGAAAACGCGTTTATCGGACATCCTGCTCTCCAATCCGTTCGTTTACTTTTTTGACCATCACCGCCTCGATCTCGGGCAGCAGTTCCATGGCCACGAGGCCGTTAATGCCAAGGGCGCGTGCCATTGCGAGGGCTGCACCCATGTCCCAGCCCAGGACGATTTGCTTTGTGGCGCGCAGCTGGCCGCCCAAACGCCCGACGAGGTCCCAGATCTGCACACCCTCGAAAGTCTGGGGGCGATTTACTTTTGCCGGGCAGTCCGGGCACGGGCCTTGGCAAGCCTCGCAGTACCGATCGCCCCCGCTGAAGTGCCAGTCGGCAAGGGCGCGGAGACGTTTTTTTCCTGTTCCAACACCAGGGCCTTCGCCACGTAGCCAGATTGGAAGGCTTCAAAGATCGGATAGACGTCGAGCAAGGCGTCAACACCCTCGGGCGTGAGCCCTAGCACCTCGCCGTCTGTGTCGCCCACACCTTCCCAAGCAATCACCGCACGCCGCCCCAGCGCCTTGGCAAAGACCAGCGCGCGGTCCTCGTTGCTGGCATCTTCGGGCAGGGTCTCGACCGTGATATCGCCACGGGTGGACACCATCAGCGCTGTGGTCAGCGGCAGCAGCTGCACCCGCACCCCGGGCGACAGTTCAAGCCAGCGCGGCTTTTTTGACAGATCAAGTTTGAGCATGATCAATAGGCCTCCACATCGTTGACCAGGGTGATTGTGCACATCCGGCCCAAGGTGGCGTCCTTGGCCGCTTGCCAATCGAAGGTGGCCTGCACGCCCTGCGGTCCGCCGATCTCCACGCGCGGGCGCGGCAGATAGACCGAATGGGCTGTGACCGTGAGACTCTCACCTGTGGGCAGCAGGTAAGAGAACTCCAGTTCACAATCCGCTTCGTTGATTGCTTGATCCATCAGCGTATTGTCGGCAAAGCGCACCTCCATGCTGCCCGAAAGTGCTGCCAGTGACGGATCCGCGCCGTCGATCATGCCGTCGGCGCGGATCGTTTCGATGCGGTCGAGATTGTTGGCATAGGTGATCTGGGTGGAGACCACATTGCCCAGTGCCACCCCCTCGCGCTTGATGGCTCCGTTGAAATGGCCAAAGCGCTGCAGCGCGATCTCTGCTGGCGTGCCAACACCGGTAGCGGTTCCCAAGGTCTCACCTTGGGCGACCATGGACACTGAGGCCGTCAGAAGCCCGGAGCGTGCCATTTGCCAGGACAGCTGATCGGCCACGCAGCCTGCATAGATTGCAAAGCGCGGGATCTCCGGCATGGCTATCTCGATCGAGAGGCTTGGCAGCGTCCAGTTGCCCGAGCGGAATTCGTGGCTGTACGGCGCCTCAGCGCCTGTGGTGATCGGATCGCCGAAGGTGGCCTTCAGCCAATAGCCGAACGCGCGCGCATCGATGGGAACCACCACGTTGCCATCAGCGGTCAGTGCATCTTTGATCGGCGGAAGCGGATCACGCCCGTAGCCCAGAAGTTCCGAGTCGAGCAGCGGTTGCTCTGCGCCAAGCGTGGCGCTGGCGAAGGGTATCTTGACGTAGCCGGTCGCGGGCGAGGTGCCGTAGACGGATTCGAACGCAAGCGCCATCTGCGACCGCGCCCCTTGAGCTCGTGCCATGGTGTTCTCCTTAAACTGTGGGGTGGGTCAGGCTACCGGGTCAGGCCAGCGGGTCTGACGTTGAGTAATGCAGAATGACCGGGATGATTGCGGCCTTCAGGCTGGCAGCACCCTCTATGGGCAGATCCACCGGCTGTGGCGCTTCCGCCTCAATCCAGTCGCAACGTCCGCCCAGCGTTCTATCAGCCGCAATCACTGCGCCGATCTGGCCGCAAAGTGCAGCGAAATCCGTGTCGCGGTCCGCGCCCTGAACGATGACTTCAAGCTCGCTGCGATGCTGATAATGATAGATCTGGGGCGACAGCGTCACCGCAGGATCGCCGGGATCGCCATCGCGCAGGATCAGCAGGCCCGCAGGTGGGATGCGCTCTGGCAGGACTTCGCCGCGCAACACCGGCACGTGCGGTACCGTGCGCAACAGGTCCGCCAGGGCGGTGAGGATGGTTTCTCGGGGAGTCATCCGATCCTTCCTTCTACCCAATTCGCCACAATTGCTCCGGGTATCCTCTCTTGTGCAGCCTTGGCATCCCGCGCCAGATCAAGCCGCTTGCGCAGTTTTACCTGCCGCACCAACAGGAAGATTGGCACTGTTGCCTTTCCGCGCCCGGTTTTTGATCTTGAGGCGACGCCAAGTCCGCGATTGTTCAGGCGCCCCTCGGCCACGAGCAGGCTCGGTCCCCGCCTGCGATAGACAAACCGGAGCCTGAGCCCGCGGCGTCGTTCCCATTCGCCGGGGGTGATCCGGCCACCGCGCGCGCCCTTGCCTGCAGCTTCTGTCGGGATCGCCAACCAAAAGCTGTTCTTTGAGCGGATCAGGGGCCCGGTGTCATGTGCGCCGATGATCACGGGCGCTTTGGACCACACAAGTGCTGCGGCATCGAGGCTCTCACCAGCATTCGGATAGGTCTGGTTTCGGATGGAATTGCCCAGCCGCCGACCCAGCCCCGCTTGCGTAATTTGCCCGCGCCAGTCGGATTTCAGCTGTGTCCCCGCCGCGCGCATCGCCGCTGTGACCGCCTTTTCTCCAGCCTTGATTTCGGCTGCCATAATCGCGGCTAGGTTAGGGGAGATGGTAATGTTGAGTTTCATGCAGGTCTCAAATCTATGGTCCAGACAAGCCGCTCGCGATCGCGCACAGGCTCGCCCTGAATAAGGAAGGCCTCCGCGTCGATCTCAATGCGGTCGCCCGGTCGCGGGTTTGGGACTTCGGCAACGCGCAGGTCAATGCGCGTGCTGTCTGACCACAGTCGTGCCGCGCCAAACTCGGTGATCTCATCCGCGCGGCGTGTGACCACACGGATGAGGATCTGAGTGCCGCCTT